ACGGTTGATGATCTCCGGGTCTGCTGGATTGAAACGGATCACCCTGTTTGGATCATCATTAACCATAAAGCTCTCATAACCATCATTGAAATTAAGACTTCTCATTCTGATCCCCCTTCATTCCTTTCCATCCTCTGTAAACGTCTTAGTTGCTAATGCAAACAGTCCCTTGATCCGATTCCCGGTATGATGTACATTAAATGGAATCTGGTATCCGGTTGTATCACCGCCATAGCTGGAAACCTCAATAATAGCATCTTCCTTATACGCAACATAAGAACCTGTCTTGGTCTCATGCTCTTCCCAAAGATGTACCTCTACTACAGAGGTTTTCAGATCATCCAGGGTCTGACGCTCATCAATAATCGCCTGTAACCGTTCAAACAGTGGATCGCCAATCTCTGCATAATATGGCTCGGCGGATGCCTGCGGCTGATAGCTGTCCAGATTTACGGATGTTTCCCCCCAGATATTACTTTTGGTGTCTA